ACCAAGGTCAATATCACCTAATTGTTCCCCATTGGACCCTACCATTTCAGTTTCGTAAAAGCAGGGCTTGTGTGGCATTATCTTCAATAAGTCAAAATAGTTAGACATGCGCTGAGTCTTTTTCATAGCAAAAAAGTTAGGTAATTCTTCCAATCCTTTAATGGAATTGGAAGCATGGTGTCTCCGAATAACTTTAACTGTTTCATCCTCATATTCGTAAACGCTTCCTTTCTTCCTATCAGACTCCCACTGTGTAGCTCTCTTGGCCACATAACGTGAGCGGGAGTACTCTTTAGGAGATAGATAGCGTTCTACACCGGATTGAAAAGTGAAATCAAAGATTTCTTCGACTTCTGTTTCTACAGATTCTGCACCATAATACTTCTCTTTGTATTTTTGCATATGATCCTCATAAGTAACATCTAACATAAGACAACCGTGCACATTGTTTCTGGCAGCTACTTCCTTCAATTGTGCTCGAAGAGTTTCATACTCATCTTTACCATGTAAAAAGATTTCTCTCAAAGCACCGTCGATATTCATTTGTGATTGTTGTAAAGTAGTAACATGCTTACTCTTCAAAACACAATGTAACGACTTAAAAATAGACTGTTTATCCAATGCACCCATAATTTGATCTAACTCCTCACAATAGACATTTCTCCTCTTAAGGAAATCTGTCTCGTCGATGTGTAAAAACTTTTTAGGAGCCGATTTCTTATCGGGCATAGTAAACTCAATACCAGATTCAGCAAGAAAATTTTGAAGTGAAATGAAATTAAAATGTTCAGCTCTCTCGGCAACACTTCCTTCTGTGTCATCTCCGAAAGTCTGAATAGAAGCAATATCACGGAATTTCTCCAACTTCTTATTTTCCTTTTTTGTGACGGTATAATAGGCACACCTTTGCATTAAAGAATTTGCACCACTACCGGCAACAGCAGTAATGCATGTACCAGAAATATGCAAATCATGCAAAGAAATCAAATCTCCGTTAAAAGAAATGAAAGGATAACACGAATCAGTAATAGCACCCTTCAATATAGTAATATCATCTTGGGTGTAGTTACCAGATGCTTCAGCTATTTTGACATACATATTATAAGTAGCCAAAGTTAACTGAGCAGACATACGTGTATCATATGCCTTATAGTCGCCCGCTAAGATGCGATCTTTGCCGTATTTAGTAACATGCTTCGCCAATTGATCCCATTCAGGACCATGCGAATTAATACCAACAGCACACTCTGCAACTAGCGGATTACAACAAATGAAACGAATAATACTGAGTAAGTATTGTCTCAATATATACAATGCAGCACCAGGACAACCGAAGAAAATTCGGACTTTATCCTTGTCCAATTTTGTGGCTTCATCTTTAGGAGATGCTTTCAATATAAAATATCCACGCTCTCCCTTCAGATATGCTGCTTTCAATCGAGCTACCTCAGTCATTATTGTTTCGTCAAGAACCATAGGGCATGCATGTCCTGGATGGTCATCAGGATTCAATGCAATCATATGATTCTTTTTAGGTCCACTCAAAGGTACACCGATAGACGTGCTACTAACCATAGCATTCATAAAACGCTGTCCATCGATACCACTAACGGTTTCAATTTCGGTCAGAGGCCTAACGGATTTATTCCAAGGCTTCTGTTTAACTAATTTCAACATTGGATCTAACCAATCGTTGACTGCCCACTCTAAAGCTTGGGCAGGAAATCCGAAAGAAGGGTTTGAAGTATTCTGTAAATTAGCAAAGAACGGTTTCCATGGGTGCATCTTGGGTTTTCCCCAAAGACAAGGTACTCCACAAATTTCCGTAACATCTTTCGATATTGGTAATTTAACCACTTCTGACCTATATGTAGACCTGCCAGGGCAAGAACCGTAAACGTTAAAAACTCCATCTACTGGAATATAATTAACACACGATTTTGGGTGCACAGAAGTACTGTCCAATAGTTTAACACCACACTGTTTTTCTGGAAAATTTCCATCACTATGTGGTAATAAAATGGAGCTAACTTTGCTAAGTTCAGTACAAGCGGTATTGACCATATTCTTGGTCAAAAAACCTGATGCACCATGCTTGCCATTTCCG